GCAAATCACATGTCCATCTAAGAAGAAGAAATCCTGTAAATTGGAATTTTTCCAATGGGTTATCGCTGTTTCTGGTAGATCATTAACTAGTCTAGCAATGGATTATTGGATGATGGTTATGACTGAATGGCGTAGAATCTTCAGACATTTAGGTTTGCAAGGTGACGACGAGGTTTCAGATGAAACCATTTTTGATCGAATTAGAGGTTATTTAACCAATGCCAAATTGGCGTTCGATCACCCAATTGTGGTCAAGATTAGAAATGTTTTCCATTACATCTTGGCCCTGTGCTTGCTGAAGCGATTCAACATAGATTATGATACATTTATGTTTTCAAAAGCACAAAAAGAAGCTAGTCAGCGTGAATATAATTCTGTTGGCGGCTTCGTTATGGCCATTATTGAAGGTGGCTTGTATATTGTAGAACGAGTTTACGATGTTTGTCGGACTGGTTGGAATGCCATCCTTCACAATGGTGAGAATTACCAGAAATGGGCAGAAGATGTTTATCGGATTAAAGAGGATTCCCTTAAACTTCATAATCCAGAGGCTAGCGGTTTTTCATATCATGACTTTATGTCACGCATGGAACACTGTTTGGATCAAGGAGATGCCATTTTGAAGTATTCAGTTGACCTGCCATCATCCGCAAAAACACTCGTTCAGAAATTGATGAGTGAATTGCGTATTCTCAAAGCCAATGAGTTTACAAAGAAGGCAGCAAGAGAGAATCGCGAACCTCCATTTAGTTTGTTACTGAATGGAGGATCAAGTGTTGGTAAATCATCTCTTTTGGATATCATTTATTATTCGTTTGCGAAATTTCATGATCTTCCTGTTGGAGAAGACCACATCTATACTCGAACTTTTTCAGATGAGTATTGGTCAGGATTTACAGCCTCGGTTTGGATGATCATTTTAGATGATATCGCGAACCGAAACCCGGAAATGAAGGATGATATGAGCATGACCGAAATTTTACAGATCATGAATCGTACTGCTTTTGTTCCACCCCAGGCTGATTTAGCCGACAAGGGTCGCATTCCATTGAGACCCAAGTGCGTTATTGCTACTACCAATGTTAAGCATCTGAATGCATCTGCATATTACTGCAATCCATTGGCTATAGCACGACGTTTCCCATTAGTTGTCACAGCGTACCCACGAGAAGAATATTGTGTGCGTGACAACGGAACTATCCCAAGACGGGAATGCAGAATGTTAGATTCTAGCAGAGTTCCACCACCAGTTGAAGGTACATTGCCAGATTTGTGGGAATTTAAACTTGAAAAAGTTGTTCCAACAGTTGATGGCAATAAACAAGGCGTTAAATATAAAGTTATGCATGGTGAGAAGTATGTGGATATTTATACACTTATTCAAACCATAGGGCGCCTATCGAAGAAACATTTCGAGGATCAAATCCAAGTTACGGAATCGAATGATCTGTGTAAGTCTTTGGAATTTTGCAAGGAATGTTATTTACCTAAGACGAGGTGTGAATGTGGTGATGATGTTGTCGTGGACATCATATCACCCGAACCGGTGCAGTTACCCTTACCATTCTTTGATGGAACATGTAGTGACGGTGATTGCACCAAACTTGATTGCAGTTGTACAGGACGAATTCAAGGAGGTGAATTCATTCGAAATATGAATCTAAATCTTATGTTCCTGTCTTCTGCGCTTGCTATCAGCATCTACAGCTTTAAACGGAAAGCTATTAGAAGAGCTCTTGTTGATACAGGAGCTAATTATGTTGTAGATGTTGTGAAGGATGTAGTAACACGCCCTTTTTCTTACGCTCATCGGAAAATTGAAGAAGCAAACGATGAATTGCACATTAAGTTGTGTGAGATTCGTCAGCAGTGTATCCGTAGCAAATTAACACTGATTGAATCAGTGCGATTTGAAAAAGAACGTGTTGTTGATTTCATGCGGGAAGTTGGTGATAAAATGCGCACTAGTGTGTTATTTGAACATCCTATCCTGTGTGGATGCATTGCATCAGTGCCTATCATATTGGCAGGGTGGGGAATTTATTCCCACTTTTTCCAATCACAGACCCAAGGGAATGTTAGTGGTCAATTTGATGTTAAAGACGAGAAACCCAACCCTTGGTACAGTGATGATTATCATGTCAGTGAGTTTGACACAGGGCGTTTAACAAAATCTTGGAAAGGTTTAACTGAAGAGAAGATAGTTGAACTGGTTGGTAAGAATACGCTCTTTGCTAAACACAGATATGAGAGTCATGGTAAGAAAATGGCTGTTGATATGCGCATTGTTGCTTTAGGTGGTCACATGTATATGACCAATGCTCATAATTTACCTACTATGCTGCATGATCATTTTGATTTAACCATTGCTCAATCTCCTATTGGAGAAAATTTAAGTGGTTTGGTCTACTATAGAGTGTATGCACAGGATATGTTGGTCATGGATGAATACGATCTGGTTTTCTTCCGTATGAGATCCCTTCCACCAAGAGCTTCCATTTTGGATTTATTTCCTGAAGCTACTTTCAAAACTGTGGCACGCGGTTTTATCTTGAATAGAGATGAACATGGTATTTTACAGAAAAATGCGTGCAACAATATTCATCCCGAAGTTGATTACATTTGCTCTACAAATGTGGAACAAAGCAATGTTTGGGCTATGAAGGTTGAGAGGAACACTGTTAATGGTGAATGTGGTTCCATTTGTCTGGGTTTTAGCCCAGTAGGACCATTCATTGGTGGAATACATGTGAAAGGAGGTGTTATGAGGAACGCTTATTCAATGAGCGTAACTCGATCTGTTGTACAAAAAGCTCTTGATCATTTCGGTGAATCTGTTATTCAGAATAAGCGACCTGATCTTTCAGATGAATTTGGAAATGAAATCCCTTTGTTACCTCTTCATCATAAGAGTACTTTTAGATATATTTCTGAAGGTAATGCAACAGTTTACGGTACCATGCCGGTGTTCAGAGCTGCACAAAAATCACAAGTTGGTGATACTTTGATAAGAAAGGCAGCTGAAAAACGAGGATGTGTTGTGAAAACAACTGCCCCGGTTATGAAAGGATGGTTACCATGGCGTCATGCTGCTCTTGATACTGTTAATCAGACATTTAATGTCAAGGAACATGTAGTTAAGGAGTGTGTTAAATCTTTCGCTAACGACATCATCACGGGTCTAAGCGAAAGTGATTTGCAAGAACTTTTTGTTCTCAATGATCGCGTCACTGTTAATGGACAACCAGGTGTTAAGTACATTGACAAAATGAAGCGGAACACTTCAATGGGATTTCCTTGGAATAAGAAGAAGTCCAATTACATGTCTGCGCCATATCAGTATGAGGAATGGCAGGATTGTGTTGATTTCCCTGAATCTTTTTATGAACGTACCCGTTCAATTGAGGATTCCTATCGTGAAGGCTTTCGGGCTATGCCTATCTTTAAAAGTCATCTTAAGGATGAACCAGTTAAGATTAAGAAAGCTGAGGAAGGGAAAACAAGAGTCTTTTCGGGAGCACCTGCAGATTTTGCGTTTGTAATGCGGAAACACTTACTTTCCTTTGTGAGAGTTTTGCAAAACAATCGGCAGTTATTTGAGGCAGCCCCAGGGATCAATACCACGTCTACTGAGTGGCATGAGCTTTATGCTTATCTTACTCAACATGGTGTTGATCAGATGGTCGCAGGAGATTTTTCTAAGTACGACAAGCGTATGGCAGCACTTTGGATTTTAGCCGCTTTTGAGGTAATTATTTTAGTGCTACAACATGCGGGTCGTTCAGAAGAAGATCTCCAGATTGTTCGCG